ATGGGATTGTTGGTGATGACATATTCATATGTCATCCTTCTATTGCTCATTATTATTCAATAATAATGTCAATACTCGGAATCAGGATTAATCCTGATAAGTCTCTTATTGTCAGTCCTGACTTTAAGATTTCGGAATTCTGTCACAGAAATTCCTTTGAAGGTGATGAGATATCAGCACTTTCACCCCGTCTGATCTTCAAAAGTTTTGAAGATTATATATGCGCTCGAGAATTAATTCTCAAGTGCAGGGATGTGTCCAATTTTGGACCAAGAGCTGGTAACGCCTCATCGTTTGATGAGCAGTCTGTAGTAGATCTCTACCAACAGTTTGGTTCCGGTTTTAACCGGAATGCGATTAACGTGATGTACACGATACCAGTAGTATTCTCTGGCTTATCAAAATCTGATGATTCTGATAGTGCACAATGGTCACCGCATCTAAGAATTAGATTCTTAGCTGAGAAGGCAATTTCTTCAATGGAATATGCCATCCGTTCGCTTTATATAAGCAACACGGGGAAGGACTTATTCACTGAATTAGTCCAATGGTCGACTCAAGAGCTTGAACCCTCTTGGTACTTCCCGGAAACACCATTTATGGAGTTTCTTCGGAAGCAGTCGATGCAACTGGTTAGCCTTTTATCAGGCACAGACGTTCTCAAGAATTCACTTTCAAGTGAACTTGTGAGAGTTGCAAATGATGTGTCGAATGGTTTACCATACGACGAATACATTCGCTGGGAAGACGATTACTTACATCGTCTCTCTTCTTTTTCTAAGCCATTAGCCTTTAAAGCTTTGGCTGTAGAGAGAAACGAGGCAAGGAGTCTTGCCTTTAAGGTCTTTAAGATTTCAAAACTTAAAGACATTGATCTGGATGATTTAGAATCACCAGACCGCAAAGTTTCTCGAGCTTTCGAGAAACTGGTCAAGAGGTATTCATTCCGCTTGAACCGCTTTTCCTCTGAAGAAGAAAAGTATGCTGCTCTGTTTTCAAAACAATTAGAGCAATCAAGTTAATAATATTATTAACTTG